CGTCCTGCGCCTAAAGGTCCACAATCTGTTTATGCTTACTATGTAGAGGATAAAGATGCCGAGCAAGTCACCAGCGCAAGCCAGACTGATGGCAGCAGCGAGTCATTCCAAAGAATTTGCCAAGAAAGTGGGCATACCACAATCAGTGGCTAAAGAATACAACCGCGCTGACACTGGCACAAAAATGCTTAGTCGTGCGGCTAAAAGCAATCCTGGTACAAGGAAACTGAAATGAGAGGTAGACCGTCCAAGTGGCAAGACTGTGTTGATCCAGCATGGGAATACGTCAATGGTGGCTTTCAGAAAGAGGGCGATGTCGTCCCAACCATCGCTGGATTAGCTGTTTCGATGCAATGTTCAAGGGAATCTATCCATGCCTGGTCGCGTGAACACCAGGAATTTTCTGACATTGTTAGAGCGTTGATGGCAAAACAAGAGAGAATGCTGGCAAATGGCGGCATTTTGGGCGACTATAACACCGCGATAACGAAGTTACTGATGTCCAAGCACGGCTACAGTGACAAGGTGGAAACAGCTCACACTGGACCGGATGGCGGTCCTTTACAAATTGCTGAGGTGGTGAGGAAAGTTGTCGATTCTTGAAATCAACACGCCACGCTGGGCGTTACCGCTGCTGAACCCATCGCGCTACAAAGGCGCATGGGGTGGGCGAGGTTCGGGTAAATCGCATTTCTTTGCAGAGCTGCTGATCGAAGAACACATTATCAATCCGAATCAGTCATCAGTCTGCGTGCGTGAGATACAGAAATCACTGAATCAGTCGGTCAAGAAACTGTTAGAGATCAAGATCGAGCAGCTGGGCGTTAGCGATTACTTTGATGTGCAAGACAGCCAGATCAAATCCAAGCGCGGCACGGGTATGATTATCTTCCAGGGCATGCAAAACCATACTGCGGACAGCATTAAATCGCTGGAAGGGTATGACCGCGCATGGGTAGAAGAGGCGCAGAGCCTAAGCCAGGCAAGCCTGGACAAGCTGCGTCCAACTATCCGCAAACCAAACAGTGAGCTATGGTTCAGCTGGAATCCGCAGCTGGACACTGATCCAGTCGATGTCTTACTGCGAGGCGAGAATCCACCGACCAATGCTGTCGTGGTCAAGGTCAACTGGTCAGACAATCCTTGGTTTCCCGATGTGCTGCGCGAGGAAATGGAATACGACAAGCGTCGTGATCCTGACAAGTATCTGCATATCTGGCAGGGCGAGTACCAGCGCAACAGTGAATCCAGGGTATTCCGTAACTGGCGCATCGAAGAGTTTGAAGCAAAGCCAGACGATGTGCTGCGCTTTGGTGCTGACTGGGGATTCGCATCTGATCCTACGGTTCTGGTCAGGTGCTTTATCCGTGGGCGCACGTTGTATATCGACTATGAGGCTTACAGTATCAACTGCGAGATACTCAACATTCCTGACCTGTTTATGACCGTACCAGAGTCAGAGCGGTATCCGATTGTTGCTGACAGTGCGCGACCAGAAACCATATCGCACGTCAAGAAACACGGGTTTCCACGCATCATGGCTGCAGTCAAAGGTCCGAAATCCATCGAGGATGGCATCGAATGGCTAAAATCATTTGATATTGTCGTTCATCCACGATGCACGCATACTATTGACGAGTTGTCGCTTTATTCCTACAAAGTGGATAAAATCACAGGAATGGTGTTGCCAGAGCTTGAGGATAAGCAAAACCATGTTATCGATGCGCTGCGCTATGCTTGCGAAGGCGTGCGTCGTGCGAACAAGCGTACACTAAGCAGACCAAGAGTTGCACAGTCTGAATACGCAATCTTTGAGTGAGTCGATTATGTCACCTAGTATCCCATCACCACCACCGCCACCACCACCGCCAGCACCGCCACCTACAGTGGACGAAGCACGCGAAGGTGTAAGGCGCAGAGATGAAATGCAACGTCGCAGAGGTCGTGCGGCTACCGTGTTAACACAGCCAACCAGTCAGGTTCAACCTGAGACTGCGGCGAAAACCTTATTAGGGGGCTGATATGTCCGGACTAACAGGGGGCGGGAGCAGACCCGCACCACCACCGCCACCGCCACCAGCACCAGGCAGACCAGAGCGCATGGAAGATGCAACACGGATGCGCAAGGATGAGATGGCACGTCGTCGCGGAGGTGCGCAAGTGCTTGCGGGCGAGACAACTGGCGAACCGATGACTGGATCAAAACGTCTATTAGGACAGTGATATGGACAGCAGAGCCATTGAAGCAGTGCGCGAACAAGAGCAAATGGCGGGCGACCGTGGCGTTTGGGAAGAACACTGGCGAGAGATTGCCGAGCGCGTGCTGCCGCGAGAGAATTGGTTTCAAGCCAGCGATAAGACACCAGGCGAGAAACGCCAGGAAAAGGTGTTTGATGCCACAGCTGGGCTGGCACTAGAACGCTTTGCGGCTGCAATGGAGTCGATGCTTACTCCGCGCACGATGAAATGGCACAAGCTCACGGTCCAAGACGATGAGCTGATGGACAATGTATCGGTTCAGGCGTACCTGGACGAAGTGACTAACACGTTGTTCAAGATTCGCTACGCACCGAAAGCTAACTTTGCAAGCCAGGTGCATGAGAATTACATGAGCCTGGGCGCATTCGGTTCTGGTGCGTTGTTCGTTGATGACATCGTTGGGTTTGGGCTGCGCTACAAGTCCATTCACTTGTCCGAGATATTCTTTAGCGAAAACCATGTCGGTATTGTTGACAAGGTGCATCGCAAGTTTGAGCTGACCGCACGCCAGGCTGCAGAGAAATGGGGTGTGGACAAGCTGCCAGAAAAGATTCGTGGCGCGTTAGAGAAACAACCAGAGCGCAAGTTTGAGTTTCTGCATTGCGTCAAACCTAATCCTGACCGTGATCCACGCAAGCGCGACTATCGCGGGATGCCGTTCGTGTCGTACTACATCTGTATGACCAGCAAGATGATGCTGTCAGAAGGTGGATACAACACATTCCCGTATGCAATCAGTCGATATGTGACCGCACCAAAAGAGATATATGGTCGTTCACCAGCGATGACAGTGCTGCCAGACATCAAGATGCTCAACGAAATGAGCAAGACAGTCATTCGTGCTGCGCATAAGATTGTCGATCCCCCGCTGTTGCTGCAAGAGGATGGCGTATTACAGGCATTCAATACCCGTCCTGGCGCATTGAACTATGGTGGCGTGGACGATCAAGGTCGTGCTGTTGTACAGCCGCTACAGTCTGGTGCGCGTGTGGACATCGGCATGGACATGATGGAACAGCGTCGCAGGGTTATCAACGATGCGTTCCTGATTACCTTGTTCCAGATTCTTGTCGAAACCCCGAACATGACCGCTACCGAGGCGATGCTGCGGGCGCAGGAAAAGGGCGCACTGTTAGCACCGACGATGGGCAGACAGCAATCCGAGATGCTTGGACCGCTGATCGAGCGTGAGCTGGACATCCTTGGTCGCGCTGGCGTGCTGCCACCTATGCCTGAAGTGCTGGCAAGGCGCGGGGGCGAGGTTGATATTGAATACGTCAGTCCGCTGAATCGTTCGCAGCGTGCAGAGGAAGGTGTTGCCATTCTGCGTACACTTGAGTCTGTTGTACCGCTGGCGCAGATTGATCCCAATATCATGCTGCGCTTTAACCCTGACCAGATTGTCAAAGAGCTGGCTGAAATCAATGGCGTTCCAGCTAAGATTCTGCGGTCAGACGAAGAGGTCGAGGCGATTATTGCGAAACAGCAGCAACAGATTGAAACGCAACGGTTACTGGAAGCTGCACCTATTGCAGCCAACAGTGCCAAAACATTGGCTGAAACAGCTCAGTTGGCAGGTCAACAACCAGCTGCATTACCAATATGAAAGATTTGCTGGCGAAGTTACGTCGCAGGAAATACGCATATCGCAGGTTGTTTTTGGGCGAAGATGGGCTTAGTGCAGACGGTCAGGTTGTTCTGGCTGATCTCGCTAAGTTCTGTCGCGCAAACAGCAGCACGGCGATTGTGTCACCAGTTTCGCGGTCAGTCGATCCTATTGCTATGGCTATGGCTGAAGGGCGTAGGGAAGTTTGGCTGCGGATTGCCGCGCATCTACACATAGATGATCGGGTTATTTTCAATCTAAACGAGGAAGAAAACAATGAGTGAGCAAGGGTCAGTAGAAGCTGGCAACCCTGGCGAAGTTGGTCAGGCAGCTAATGGTCAACAATCGGGACAATGGTTTGACGCATTTCCAGAGGATGTACGGGGGCTGGTGCAGACGAAAGGCTGGCAATCGCCAGTCGATGCTATTCAGTCTTACACGAATCTTGAGAAATTTCTAGGCGCAGACAAGGCTGGTCGCGGGCTGGTGTTGCCAAAGGATGACGCATCGCCTGATGAATGGGGTCAAGTGTATGACCGACTGGGCAGACCGAAAGACCCGTCAGAGTACAAGTTGCCTATCCCTGATGGTTCTGATCCTGCGTTCGCGCAAGATGCTGCAAAGACATTCCACGAATTAGGGCTAACTGCCAAGCAAGCGCAACAGTTGACCGAATGGTTTAACGGTAAATCAGCTGAAGCAATGAGCGGTATGCAGAACGAGGTCGCACAATCGGCTGAACAGCAAATGCAGGAGCTGCAGCAGGAATGGGGCAAAGAGTTTGATACCAATATCGAAGCTGGTCGCAGAGCTGCACGTCAGTTTGGCGTAGGCGAAGAGATGCTGACCAAGATGGAAAACGCACTTGGCACGAAGGATATGCTGAAATTCTTTGCAAATGTCGGCAAGGGCATGGGCGAGGATGCGTTCGTTGACGGTCAAAGCTCTGGCAAGTTTGGTTTGTCACCAGAAGCTGCGCGTGTTCGCATTAACCAGCTGAAATCTGATCCGGATTGGACGGCTAAGTACCTGGGCGGCAATGCGGATGCCAAGTCAGAGCTTGAGCGTTTGATGCGTGCAGGGTATCCAGGCTAATGAATATTGCACAAATTAAGCTAGAATGCTTACAATTAGCACATCGAAGCGATTTGCAACCAAATGAGGTTATAAGTCGTGCGAAAGTGTATGAAGAGTACCTTCTGGATAACTTGGAAACAAGCCCAGTGGCACGGCGGGGAAGACCGCCAAGTAACAAGCCTACTCTAATGGCTAGAAATGACCCCGACTCATCGGACAAGTCTTTCGACAAATCGTTGTAGTTTGTTTAACTTTTTGTGGAGGGACTCAAAATGAGTTTCCAAGTGACTACGCACTTTGTGCAGCAGTACACAACTAACGTACAGTTGTTACTGCAACAAAAGGGATCGAAGCTGCGTGACGCAGTGACGGTCGGTTCTTACACGGGTAAAGCTGCTAAGGCTATCGAGCAAGTTGGTCCGGTTTCGGCTCAGAAGCGCACGGTTCGCCACGGTGACACGCCCCTTATCTCAACACCTGCAAATGCCCGCTGGGTTTTCCCAGTGGATTACGAGTGGGCTGATTTGATCGACGACCAGGACAAACTGCGTATGTTGATCGATCCTACGTCGTCTTACGCACAAAACGGTGCTTACGCACTGGGTCGCGCAATGGATGACGAAATCATCGCTGCATTCTTTGGCACGTCCAAGACTGGCGAGAATGGTTCGACCAATACCGTGTTTGACACGTCTAACCAGCAAGTGTCAGTTTCGGCTGGCTCGACTGGTGCGACTGGTTTGAACATCAGCAAGTTGCGTGAAGCCAAGCGCATCCTGATGGCTAACGAAGTGGACATCGACAACGATCCCTTGTTCGTTATCCTGACGGCGCAGCAGCACGATGACCTGCTCAACGAAGCCCAGGCTATCTCGCTGGACTACAATACCCGTCCGGTTTTGGTTGATGGTCGCATCACGGCATTCATGGGTTTCAACTTCATCCATACCGAGCGTTTGGGTGTTGATGGCTCAGACTACCGTCGTGTGCCAGCATTCGCCAAGAGCGGGATGCACATGGGTATGTTTAACGATATTTCTACCATGATCTCTGAGCGTGCTGACAAGGGTTACGCAACCCAAGTCTACGTTAAGGGTACTTTCGGTGCTACCCGCACTGAAGAGGGCAAAGTGGTTGAAATTCTTTGCAGCGAAGCATAAGGAGAGTAAATCATGGCTGTAACTACCCAATACTCAACTGAGTACAACCAGGCATACGTCGCTGCAAGCGGCAATCTGGAAACCAACGAAATGCGTGGTCGTGTGCGTGTTGCATACTTTACCGCTGCGCAAGATGGTGCTGGTGACGCAGGTTCGTCGTTTGCTTTGGTTAAGTTGCCACCTGGCAAGGTTCGCCTATTGGCTGCTATGTCCAAGGCATACGTTAACTGGACGACTGGATCGGCTACGCTTGACATGGGCTGGGATGCCTACGTTGAGCAAGACGGCACAGCAGTTATTGCTGATCCGAACGGCATCGATGATGGTATCGACGTTGATGCAGCTGGTTATCAAACCTTTGGCTCGGCTTTGGTCGCTACTGGCGGCACGAAAGTCTTTAACAGCCGCGATGGTGTGGTGATCCGCGCAACGTCTGCTGACACGGCTATCGTTTCTGGCGATGACCTGGTTGGTGCTTTGCTCTACGTTGTTGACTGATGTACCTGGGGCGGGGATAAAACCCTGCCCCATTTCAGGGGAATAAAATGGCATCACGTTACTATGCTCTTGATATTGGCGGGAACGAATACGAAGTCGCTGAAGGCAATAGCACGCAGTCAAAGACGGTTGAGGTTGCTGTCGATTTGGCTGACAGCGCAACACGCGACCAAGTGTTAGTCTGTCTCGAAAATATTAAGAACTACATCCTGCGCGACGTATGGCCACCCGCTTGAGGTGAGCCATGACATCACAGGTTGATATTGCGAATCGTGCGCTTACAAAGCTAGGCGCATCTCGCATCATTTCATTTGGCGACGACAATAAACAGTCGCGTGCCATTTCATCCATGTTTGACATTGTGCGCGACGCAGAACTGCGTTCGCATATTTGGTCATTCACCAAAACCCGTGTATCACTGCCAGCACTGCTAACGACACCAGACTGGGGATTCCAATACGAATACCAGCTGCCGTCGGATTGTCTGCGCGTGCTGATGGTAAACGACATCTATCCTGGACCGTCATTAGAGGATTACCGCAACACTGCTGTTGCTGAATACTCTATCGAAGGCAACAAGATACTGGCAAACTTTGCCGCGCCATTGAAGATTCAATACATCAAGCGCGTGACAGACACAACCCAGTGGGATTCGATGTTTGTTGAGGCGTTTGCGTGTCGGTTAGCAATGGAAATGGCAGAGGATTTAACACAATCCAATACCAAACGAGAGCTTGCCCAGGCTGAGTATATGGCTGCGCTGCGGGCTGCTATTCGTGCGAGTGCTGTTGAACAACCGCCACAGGCAATGCCTGATAACGAATGGTTGTTGAGCAGGCTATGAGGATACCGGAGTCCGATCACACTGCAATGCGCTACGTCGTCAATAGAGACGAAGCGGTGCAGCACATCATTGAAGGAATCGTGTTCTATGCGTATTCCAGCCGAGGCGATGGCAATCAGTTGCCTGATGATGAGAATATAGATATTGTCGTGACTCCACCAGTAGATAGTGATATTGGCATTGGGTTTATAACCCGCATTGGTGGTGACGCTGAGTTTAAGGTGTACGAAAATGTATCAAACGTGGTCGGCGGCACGATATATGTGCCAAAGAACCGCAACCGTGCATCAAGCAGAACAGCTCAAACAGGCATAATTATTCAGCCAACAAGCCTTACAACAAATGGCGTGTTGTACGAGGAAATCATCGTAGGCGGCTCTGGCGGCAATGCGGCAGGAGCATCACTGGAAGGTGATTACGCTATTCTTAGAGCAGATACATCGTATTTGTTTAGGCTGACCAACAGGTCAGGGCAAACCCGCATCGCAGAATTGTTTGTTCAATGGATTGAATATGTCTAAAGCCAGCCCTATTCAGACATCGTTCAATTCTGGTGAGTTATCACCCAGGCTCGATGGGCGCGTTGATCTTGGCAAGTATGCTGCTGGATGCAAGCGGTTAGAGAATTTCATCCCAATGATTCAAGGTCCTGCGATGCGCAGGTCAGGCACGCGATTTGTCGAAGAAGTAAAATCCAGCGCGAACCGCACATGGCTAGTCAGGTTTGAGTTTAGCGAAACGCAAGCCTACATTCTGGAATTTGGAAACCAATACATTCGGTTCTATACGAATCACGGTCAGGTGCTATCTGGCGGCTCGGCATACGAAGTTGCTACACCATACACAGCTGCTGATCTATCGAATGCGAATGGCACGCTAAAGCTGCGCTATGTGCAGTCTGGCGACGTTATTTACATCGTGCATCCAAACTACGCGCCACGCAAGTTGTCCAGGTTCGGTGCGACCAGCTGGACATTGACTGAGGTGGATTTCATTGGCGGTCCATTCCTGGACATTGATCCGGATGAAACCACAACAGTGTACGCATCAGCTGCTACTGGCACGGTCACGATCAAGGCATCGGCAAATATCTTTGCGGCTACAGACGTTGGCACGCGATTGCTGATCGAAGCAAAAGACGGCGGTGGGATCATTCCTTGGGAAAGCCAGAAGGATTTTGGCGTTAACGTCAATCCGTTTGGTGAGCGTCGCAGGTCGGACGGCAAGATATATGTCTGCGCGACCAATGCCACGCCAGCATCAGGTCAAGCTGTCTACACTGGATCAACACGACCGACACACACAGAAGGCACGTTTAGAGATGGTTCTGGCACGATTACAGGCACATCACTGGACGGCAATATTGGTGTTGATTGGACATACGAATCGCTAGATTATGGCATTGTCCGCGTCACTGGGTTCACCAGCGCGACTGAGGTTACTGCGGTTGTCGAGCTGACGTTACCGTTTAATGTTGTGTACACACCAGCTGGATCGTCGCAAAACATCACATCCATTGCGGCTAATGTATCTGGCGAAGTGCGCGTTACCCTGGCTGGTCACGGCTATTCCAATGGCGATACAGTTAACGTATCGATCAATGCTGATTACGATTACACATACAACGACGATTCAGTAACTTGCGGCGGCACTGGTGGCACGCTAAATGGGTCAACAAACCTGAATACGGCTGGCACTTACAGCGTGTACGTTATTGATGCAAGCACGTTTGACATTGTTGGGCTGGCATTTCCTACCAACAAGTCTGTTGCGTACACATACCAGGACGATTTAGGCTCTGGCTGCGAGACAGTTAACGACACGGCTACAGGCACATACGATGCGTTTACAGCTGGCACGGTGCAGAAACTAGCAGCTGGCGATGCGTCGAATGTCACGCCACGGTGGGCATTTAATCGCTGGTCATCGGTCAGGGGCTATCCAAGCCAGGTTACATTCTTCCGTGAGCGGTTGGTGTTTTCTACTGGTCAGGTCATTGATATGTCGGTGGCTGCGGATTTCGAGAATTTCTCTGACCGCAACACATCTGGCGAAGTGACATCAGACATGGCTATTGCCATCGAGGTTTCGTCTGATACGGTCAACACGATTGAATGGTTAGCACCGAGTGATGGGTTGTTGATCGGCACGGCTGGCGGCGAGTTTGTTGCTGGCGAAGTGACTACGGATGAACCGCTAGGACCAGGCAACGTCAAGATAACCCAGCAGTCACTGTTTGGCAGTAAGTCGGTTATTCCTACGCAGGTGGGCGATGCCATTCTGTTTGTGCAGCGATCCGGTAAGAAGCTGCGCGAACTACAGTACGAGTTTTCTAGCAATGGGTACAAGTCAACCGACCTGACCGTTCTTGCTGACCATATCAGTAACGGAGGCATCGTTGACATTGCTTACCAACAAGAACCCCATTCGATTCTATGGTCAGTACGAACTGACGGCGTATTACTCGGATTTACTTACAACCGCGAACAAGACGTTCTTGGCTGGCATAAGCATCCCATTGGCGGGAATGGAATTGTGGAAAGCATTGAGTGCATTCCAAATCCAGCTGGCACGCAAGATGATCTCTGGATGATCGTGCGCAGGACAATCAACGGTCAAACCAAGCGGTACATTGAATACATGGAAGTGGATTTCACTGAGGATAGCGTACTGACTGATGCGTTTTTCGTTGACAGCGGGCTGTCTTACAGCGGTGCTGCGACCACGACGTTATCTGGTTTGGCGCATCTTGAGGGTCAGACAGTGCAAGTCCTGGTCAACGGCGCAGCGCATCCTGACAGGGTTGTGACCAGCGGGGCGATTAGTCTACAGGTGGCGGCTACTACAGCAGCTGTCGGGCTGGGGTATGAATCCACATTGCAGACAATGCGCATCGAGGCTGGTGCTGCGGACGGAACGGCGCAGGGTAAGACCAAGCGCATCAATAAAATGGTGCTGCGTTTCTTGGCAACAGTTGGCGCGGTGGCTGGTCCAGACGATAATACGCTAGATAGAATACAGTTTCGCAGCGGTTCTGACCCAATGGATCAAGCTGTTCCGTTATTCAGTGGCGACAAGCTAATGGAATGGGCAGCTGGATACGATTTTGATGGATACATTGTGATTAAGCAGAATCAGCCGTTACCAATGACAGTGATTGCGATTATGCCGCAGTTGCATACTCAGGATAGGTAGATGGATGTTGTACCGTTTGAACCGGAGCATTTGGATACGATCATACTGCAGCCGTCACAGCAGCATTTCTTCAATTACTTTGATCCGACCTATGCGCTGTCATTGAAACAAGTTGGACCATGTTTTACTGCAATACACGAAAATAGAGTGCTAGGTTGTGCTGGATTGGTAAAACAATGGGAAAATAGAGCTATCGCGTGGGCGTTGTTATCAGGCGATATTGGAAACGAGTTTATAAGGGTTCATCGAGCTGTTGCCAGATTCTTAGATTTAACGGAGTTTGACCGAGTTGAGGCATTTGTTGATGCTAATTTTGACGAAGGTCACCGTTGGATTGAGATGCTAGGATTTGAGCGCGAAGGCTATATGCGCAGGTTTAGTCCAAATGGTAACGATTCGGTGTTGTATGCGAGGCTAAAGAATGGCTGATCCAGTTAGCATAG